TTCTCGTCCGTCTGCATGGCTTTGGCCAACTTCATCCAGTAGGGCTTATTGGCCCCAGGCTCGTTGGACGGGTTTTCTGGGCCGAGCATCCAATCTTCGATCACCACCTGGGTGTTCTTTTTGTTCTCGGCAGCCGTGATGAACGGCATGGATTCGGGCAGGCCAGTGAAGCCAGCCATCATGATCTTTGGCATTTCCATGGTGGTCTCCTTAAGTGATTTCACGGCCAGAAGCGCGGATGGTCAGGGCTGTGGCCGTGCCGGTGGTCGAGATGAACCCACCATTGGCCAGCACTTGGCCAACCAGCTCGGGGAAGGTATATGTCTCGTCCGGGGCAATGGCGCGGCTGTCCACGATCAGGTTGGTCGGGCCTGCGCTGCCGCCGCTGCTCACCAGATTGACGCTGATCACAGCGTTGCTGGCGCTGGTGTTGGTGGCGGTGAATTTGTCGATGATGGCCGTGCAGTTGGTGGCGGTGTATTGCGTGGTCTGCGCCGCCTCCATCTGCTTGGAGCCAATGAGGGGTTTTGCTATGACTGCCATGGTTTCTCCTTAGACGGCCTCTGCGCCGCTTGCTGTGATTGTCAGGCCTGCGGACGCCGCCTGCACCTGGATGGTTTCGCCTGCGTTCATGACTTGCACGCCGTTGTACTGCAGGGCGTTGTTTGCCGGAACGGACACGTCGTACAAAAAAGCGTTACCAGTGCCTGCTGAGCCTGCCGACGGAACCAAGAACACGCGTACATTGATGGCCGCGCCTGTGGTGTTTGCGATGCTGAACTCCTTGAGCAAGGCACGGGTGCTAGCCGGCACGGTGTACAGCGTAGTGACGCCAGTCGTGATGGCCGCTTGGCCAAATTTGGTGGGGGTGATTACATCGAAAGCCATGTGAGCACCTGATTAGATCGCACGGATGCGGGAAGGTTGGCCAAAGGCAAGATGCCGTTCACATCATGCGCCAGCTCGACATTGTTGCGCACCGGGGCAAGCGCCAGCATTTCAAGAGCGTTGGCCATTCGTTCAATGCTGTCCAAGGCCTGCACAGCCTTCTGGTCTGCGTTGCCTGAGTTGATTGCGACATCCTTGGCCAGGCTCACGATCTGAGCCAGGGCCTCATTTGCTGCTGCGCCTGCATTGCTTGCCTCGATGCTGATGCCTTGCGTGTCGCTGGAAGGCGCGACTTCGTCAGCGACCTGAAACAGGCGCTCGAACTGCCTGATCTGCTCGTGGTTCTTGAGGAACGTAGCGAGCTGGTCGCGGGTGAGGTTGAGCTTCTGCGTTGCCATCAGTAGGCCAATGGCTCGATCTGAGCCTCAAGACGGATGAAGGACAGGTGCGCTTGGCTATCGCCACGGAAGCGCTGGATGCGCCAGTTTCGCATGTGTCCCTGCTGGAACCAAGCGAGACGCTTGCGGCTGCCGGTCGTGCCTGCACGGATGCTGCGGTCTTGGCTCCAAGCCACACCATCCACGCTGTAGCTGGTCGAGATCATGGGATCGACGCCAAGCGCAACGCTGCCGGTCAAGCTGACCAGCTCCAGCTCATTGAAGATCGCGCCGTTGCTCTCGTTGTAGATGATCAGCGTGCCGAACTCCCAGCGCACGATCTGGCCCCAATGGCTGCTGATGTTGTCCACCAGATAGCCGATGGCGCTGGACTGCGGGTCACCGATCAGCCACTTGTCGTAGGCCCAGACCAGATTCCTTGCGCGATACTGACTGAAGCCGACTTGGCTGGTGGTCAGCGTAAACCAGACTGGCTGGCTCAGCTCTCCAGTGGCCGCAGCATCGAATACCAGCGTGCGATCTGGCAGGTGGACGTACAGATGCTGGTGGGCCTTGTCATTGCGTGCCTCCAGCTTGACGCCAGCCAGCTGCGCCTCGGTGTAGCCGAGCAGAATCTGGTCGATTTCCTGCGTGCTTATTTTTTGAGCAGTGGCGTTTGCGCCGAGGTAGATGCCTGGAGCTTCATTCCGGCCAGAGCCGAGGAAGGCGATGCTCTCCACGAACACGCAGCAGCCGAATGTGCCAATCACGCCCTTCTGAATCTGTGCGCCATCGATGCGCTGGAACGGGAAAAACTCGCCGCCCACGTTGTCGAACACCTCGATGGTGTTGCGGTTCAGAGCATAGACCTCGTTTCGCAGCTTGAGCAGCGCCACCACGGGGTCGGGGTCAACTTCGCTGGAGCCGTACTTCAGCGGGTTGACTTGGGTCGGGTCGGAAAGCTCGGTCACCACCAGGAACTCGCCATCAGTGGTCATGAAGTAGCCGTCCACCCACACCACATCCAGCACCAGGCCAAGGTCAGGGTCGGTCACTTGAACCAGGCCAAGTGCGCTGTTCCAGTAGTACAGGCGGCCACCGGACGCAATGGCAAGACGGTCGAAGCTGTAGTCCATCGTCACCAAGGTGTTGACGGGTCCGCCAACATCACCCAGCACGGTGACAGCGCCATTGCTGGCCACGGTCACCAGCTTGGTGCCCATGACGCGGTAGCAGACGCCGTTCCAGTTGATGCCGCCACGGTCGATGCCCGGGCCGGTGCCGTTGCCGACGATGCCGTCACCAGGACGCAGAAAACCGGCACTGATGCCGGACTGCTTTGGGACTGGCACCAGGTTGACCGGATACGACGTGCGCAGATCTGGCCCGTTGTCAGCGTAGATGCCGTTGAGGATTGGAATCTGCATGGATCACCACTTGACCTTGTTGGCCCAGTACGCTGCGCTCATCTTGCCCTTGGCGATGTTCTCAGCGTGCCTGGCCTTGAATGATTCGCGCCTGGCTTTGTCCGCCTTGGACTCGCCTTCGCGCTTCGGAGACCCAGACACGCCCTGTTGGCCAAAACGGATGGTCTTGACCTGGTCGCCATCCTTGGCCACGACAACGTGGCTTTTGGTGGGGTGCGATGGCGTGCGCTTGGGCTTGTTGTAGCCCTCGACGCCTGCGCGTGCCAGTCTTGAGTCTTTAGTGGCCATGATTAGAAGATAGCTTGCAAGCTGTAGAATTCCAATTGAACCAACTCATTTGCAGTTGTTGGTTGAGCAGTGATTGCAAATGTCTGATCCACATTAGTGTTAACACTTAGTGTCAAAACCGTACCTGTTGATGCTCCGTGGCCAGTTGCGCCAACTGCACTTGAGACAATTTGCGAGCCGCCACGATTAACAATCTCTTTTTGAACAGATACGCTTGCAACGTTGGCTGCGGCCAATGTGAAGATTGCACTACCACCAAATGTCATTCCAAGGTTTTTGGCGTTGGCACTGTTGGTCAAGCTGAAAAGTGCATTGACTTCTATCTGTCCACCAATTCCGATTGACCAGCCTGGCACTGTGACAGATGACAAAGTGACTGCTGTGTTGGCCACAGCGACGACTGCGGTGCCGTACCAGACCAAGGCTGTCTGGGTGCCTGACTGCGTGCCGCTTGTGGTGATGGCTGCACCGCCTGCGGATGCCGACACGGTGAAGGTATTTGGAGACAACACGGTTTTGACATAGTAGGTCGTGTTAATTGCCAAGCCTGTTGGCAATGCACCACTAGTCGTGAAGCGAATCGTGTCATTGACCGACAAGCCGTGACCAGTCCATGTGATCACGCCAGGCGCTGCAATGCTGATCGTGACGGTGGCGCTTTTGTAAGCCAGATCGATTGTGACTGCTGTTCCGGTGGTGTCAGCGTCCAATGCTGTGACTTGGTACAAACCAGTCACACCTGTGCCACCAGTCCATGTCACATAGACATTTTCACCAACTGCAACGGCTGCTGTAAGACCGTGAGCGCCAGCGCTGTTCAAGCGAACTTTGCCTGCGTTGTTGTTATAGGTCAGCGTCGTGAATGTGCCAGCAGGCTCGACAAGTCCGATTGGGCCTTTATTCTCAAGCATCAATTGAGGGAAACTGCGCAGCTTTGGCTGTGTGCCGACGTCATATTCGACGGTGGCATTGCGATTCTGGATGCGGATGGTGCGGTCTTGGCCGTAGGGGCCAAAGGTCTGTGCGCTGTTCGCCAGCGTGGCCAGCGTTGTGTAAATCCATGGCTGGCCTGGTTCGGCAGCCTGAATCTGCACGACGCTCGGTTCGTCGCCTGTGTTGCCGATGCTGATGGCTTGGCCATTGGGCACCAGGATGTCGAAATCACCAGAGATTTTGCTTGGTTGAATGAACATGATTGCTCCTTAAGGTTAGGCGATGCGATACCAGCTGTTGAGCGACTGCACAAAGCGCATGCGGAAGAACGCATTGGCGGCCAGCGTCGTTGGAGCGCCATAGGCAGCCGATGCGCCGTTCAGCGCCAGTGTGAATGTGGTGATGATTTGCGTGGTCGTGACCAGCACCTCGGTGCCATCAGGCACGCCAGTGTTCAAAGGCAAGGTGATCGTGCCAGAGGCCAGCGTTCCAGCAGGCTGCAGCAGCATCCATTGCTGCTGGCTGACAGGTGTCGGCACGGTGATGTTGAAACCGGTGCCGGGTGTAGAGATGCTGGTGGCCAGCGTCGGAGCCGCGAAGGTCTGTTGGAAAAGCGCCAGCAGGGAGCCGATGGGCAGGCGTCGTGCGTCGCCGTTGTTCGGGGTGTAGACGGGAATCTGGTCGCCAGGCGATGCCTGGAGCAGCAGCGGGAGTTGGTTGATTTGTGGCATGGTTTGTCCTCAGTTGTACTCGATGGGGCCGTCCGGGCCTGCGGTGACCGGATCGACCGGAGGACGCAGGAATGGGTTGTCGTACACGCGCCAGGGCTTGTTGCCAGCGCCAGACGGCATGGTGACGGGCATCTGCTGCGGGATGGGTGCGGTCGCACGCTGCAGCAGGGTGTTGTAGCTGTCCTTGGCCACGGCCTTGGTCTCTGGCATCACCACCTTGCCATAGCCAGGTGCAATGCGGATGCCAAGGTTCGTGATGATGGCTTGGTTGGCCGAATCAGGCACCAGCGTCGGCTCATCGAGGTCGCTGTCCTGTGGGCTGCCTGGCAGTGGGTAGCCCAGACGGATGCCTTTGCCATTCCAGTCGGCCATCATTGCATCGAGGCGACGCAATGCGGACTGGAGCTGCTCGGGTTGCAGGTCGAAGACATAGGATGCAAGGCCGATTTCCTCGAATGCGGCTGCAACGAACTGGCGCTTGCTGTAACCCATATCAGGCCTCCTGCTTGCTGAGTGCTTCGGTGATCATGGCCAGCAGCTTCTCGTCGCTGGTGCGCTTGGTGAACGTCAGGCCGAGTTCTTTGGCCTTCTCGATCAGCTCGATGCGGGTGGGCGCTGCGTTGTCATCGGGCACGGCCGAGACTTCGGCTGCGACTTCTTGCAGCACCTTCGTGACCTGCTCGGCCATCAGGCGGTGGTTAATTCCGTCGATTGGGTTGGACGGCTTGCGCTTTTTTATGGGCTTTTTGTTCTTGGCCCACTTGGGCGCGAGGATGTTCTCTTCCATCACTTGGCCTTCTTTCTGGTCTTGGCTGCGGCCTTGAAAGCGGCAGCGGTTGGCGCACCTTTTGTGCCTGGCTTGCGCATGCGCTCAGGCGTCTTTCCTGCAGCCTTCTGGCGCTCAATGCGCTCACGCTTGGCGTGAATGTTGGCGTACAGGCCGGACTTCATTTCTTGGCCTTCTTGGGCGCTTTGCTGGGCTTGCCAGCAGCCTTGGCGGCCTTGGTGGCGACGTTCAAAGCGATGGCAACAGCCTGCTTTTGCGGCTTGCCAGACTTCATTTCCTTCGAGATGTTCTTCCCGATGGACTTGCTTGAGTAACCTTTGGTCAGTGGCATTTTGAGCTCCTATGCAGAAAGGGGGG